AAGAACCGCTACGGCCTGCCCGACACCTTGCCACTGGACTGGCAGGCCTTTGCCCAGGCCATGCCCGAAGCCATCCAGCCCCTGCTCATGACCGCCCCGGTCGCCGCACACGCAACTACCGCCTGAATCAAGGAGAACAAACCATGGCCATTTTTGCGCAAACCTTCGATGCCAACTCGGTTGAACCCAGCAACTTCGATGTCTTTCCTGCCGGCAAGTACCTCGCGCAGATCGTTTCCAGCGAGATGCGCCCGACCAAGGACGGTCGCGGTCAGTACCTGTTCCTGGAACTCGACATCCTCGAAGGCCCGTTCGCCGGTCGCAAGCTCTTTGACCGCCTGAACCTGGTCAACGACAACCCCGACACCGTGGACATCGCCACCCGCACCCTGTCGTCCATCTGCCGCGCCACCGGCCAGATGCAGGTCAAGGACTCCGAGCAGCTGCACCTGATTCCGCTGATCGCCGATGTGCGGGTACGCCCGCCCAAGGGCCAGTACGGCGAGTCGAACTCAATCCGCTACCTGCCGAGGAATGCGGCGGCGGCACCGACACCGGCCACCCGGGCAAGCGCCGCCTATGCGAGTACTCCGGCACCCACGGCACAACCGGTTCAACCTGTGGCTCCAGCGGCACCGGCCGCCGGTGGCTTGCCCTGGCAGCGCCAGCCTTGAGGAGACGACTGCCATGACCGAACTGCATTCCCCATCGGCCACGGCAGCGCTGCCCGACACCCCCGAAGGGTGCCGGGCACGGCTGGCCACCTTACAGAGCGAGATCGCCGCGATCCGCGTGCAGATCGCCACCGCCGACCTGCGCCGCCAGGCCCACAAACAGGCACTCGACGCCGAATGGTTCCACCGCGCCAAGACCGCGCTGCGCCTCAAAAAGGAGGAGGCTGCGCGCCTGTCAGCCCGCCTGATCGCACTGACCCCCAAAGCTAAATCACCCCGCGAGCGTTTCAAGGACGCCCTGATCGAGGCCATGCGCGCCGAATGCGACGACGCGCGCTGGGCGGCGCTGCTCGCGCGTGCCCGTCTGCTGCACGACCACCAGGAGGTGAGCCATGGCTGAACTGCCCACCCTGAGCAGCCCCACTCGGGACGCGATCTTCGCGGCCTACGAAGCGCAGGCCAGCAGCGGCTTTCGTGCGCACCTCGGGGCCTCCTTGATCGGCAAGGACTGCGAACGCGCCCTGTGGTTCGACTTTCGCTGGACCACGGTGCACCGCCATCCCGGGCGCCTCTTGCGCCTGTTCGAAACCGGCCAGCTGGAGGAGGCTCGGTTGGTGAGAAACCTGCGCAGCATCGGTGCCACGGTGCTGGAGGTCGATCCCGAAACCGGTCGCCAGATCCGTGTGCAAGCCCATGGCGGTCACTTCGGCGGCTCGCTCGATGGCATTGCGCTGGGTCTGCCGGAAGCACCCAAGACCTGGCATGTGCTGGAGTTCAAGACGCATTCGGCCAAGAGCTTCAACGACCTGGCTGCCAAGGGCGTGCGCGGCTCCAAACCGCAGCACTTTGCCCAGATGCAGACCTATATGCACCTGACCGGTCTGACCCGGGCGATGTACCTGGCGGTGTGCAAGGACACCGACGAGCTCTACGTCGAGCGCATCGAGCACGACGCCGCTTACGCCCAGGGGCTGCTGGACAAAGCCCAGCGGGTGATCTTCGCCATGCTGCCGCCAGAGCGCATCAGCTTTGATCCGGCCTGGTACCAGTGCCGGCTGTGCGACCACGCGCCGGTGTGCCATGGGCAGGCCGCAGCTGAGGTCAACTGCCGCACCTGCCTGCACTCGACCCCGGTCGACGGCGGCTGGCACTGCACCTTGCACCAGCGCGCCTTGAGCGAGATGGAGCAGCGTGCCGGCTGCGCGCAGCACCTCTATCTGCCGGCGCTGGTGCCGGGCGAGCAGATCGATGCGGGCGACGGCTGGGTGGAGTACCTGTTTGGCGAGGGCCTGCGCTGGCGCGATACGGGCTTCGACAAGGTGGGCAGCGCTGGCTCGGTCGTGGAGGGCGCGTCATGCAACTGACCCTGCGTAACTACCAATCGGCTGCCATCCAGGCGATCTACGACTACTACGAGCGCGCCAAGGGTGACATTTGTATTGTCATCCCTACCGCTGGGGGCAAATCCTTGGTCATGGCGAGCTTCGTCGAAGGCGTGCTCAAGGCCTGGCCCGATCAGCGCATCCTGATCGTGACCCATGTCCGCGAGCTCATCGAGCAGAACCACGCCGAGTTGAAGCGCCTGTGGCCCGAGGCCCCGGCCGGCATCTACTCGGCGGGCCTGAAGCAGCGCGACATTGCCGCTCGCATCCTCTTTGCCGGCATCCAGTCCATCCACCGCAAGGTGCGGGAAGTGGGCCACTGCGACCTGGTGCTGATCGACGAGGCGCACCTGATCCCGCGTGCCTCCAACACCATGTACCGGCGCTTTCTGGACGGCCTGAAACGCCAGAACCCGCTCTTGAAGGTGATTGGCTTCACTGCCACGCCGTTCCGGCTGGACTCCGGCCTCCTGCACGAGGGCAAGGACGCGATCTTCACCGACATCGCCTTCGAGGTCTCGGTGCGCGAGCTGATCGACGCCGGCTACCTGGCGCCGCTGGTCTCCAAGCGCATGGCGACCCAGCTCGATGTCAGTGGGGTCGGCACCCGAGCAGGGGAGTTCATCGCCAAGGAGCTTGAAGCCGCCATCGACCAGGATGCCATCACGGCCTCGGCAGTCGAAGAGATTCTGGCCTACGGGCACGACCGCAAAAGCTGGCTGGTGTTCTGCGCCGGGGTCGATCACGCCTTCCATGTGCGCGATGCTTTGCGCGCCAAAGGGATCGCGTGCTCGACCATCGTCGGCGACACGCCCAGCGAAGAGCGCGAAGCGCTGATCCAGGCCTTCAAGGCCGGGCAGATCCGGTGTCTGACCAACGCCAATGTGCTGACCACCGGCTTTAACGCGCCCGGTGTGGACCTGATCGCCATGCTGCGCCCGACCCAGTCGGCGGGGCTGTACGTGCAGATCGTCGGGCGCGGCTGCCGCCTGGCCCCGGGCAAGACCAACAGCCTGGTGCTGGATTTTGCCGGCAACATCGCCCGCCACGGCCCCATCGATGCCATCCGACCCAAGCGCCCGGGCAAGGGGGAGGGGGCAGCGCCGGTGAAGGACTGCCCGGCGTGCCACAGCATCGTGCATGCGTCGGTGCGCACCTGCCCCGACTGCGGTCATGTGTTTCCGCTGCCCATGCCGAAGATCGAAGCCAAGGCGAGCACGCTCGATGTGGTGAGCAGCCCCAAGCCCCAGTGGATCGACGTCAGCCGGGTGAGCTACGCGCGGCACGACAAACCCGGCAAGCCGCCGTCCTTGCGGGTGGATTACTGGAGTGGGCTGACTCACCACAGCGAGTGGGTGTGTCTGGAGCATCCGGGTTATGCACGCCGCAAGGCGGTGATGTGGTGGGCGCGGCGTGCGCCGGGGATGCCCAGCTTGCCGATGCCGGAGACGGTTGAAGAGGCATTGCGGTTGACCGACCGACTGCGTTGCCCAGTCCAAATCGCGGTGCGTGCCCAGGGCCGCTACACCGAAGTCATCGGAGTGCGCTTTCCGTGATCTGCGCCATTTGCCGGCGCGAAGCCCGAGGGTTCGGCTTTGCGCCCCGTCTGATCCGTGTCCAGGCACCCACCGTCAAGCTGTGCTCGATGCGCTGCCTGGACCTTGCTGCGAGGTTAAAGGGAATGATTGATCCCAACACACATGAACTGAATGCACTGGCGGCCGCCGGTGCCGAGGGCGGCGCCTACATCGAGTCGCTCGCCAAGACCGACCTGACCCGGTTCACCGCCCAGGAGTGGGCCACCCTGGTCGAGGTGGTCGTCAGCGCCTACCTGGATAGCCTGCACCGCGCCTATGGCGAGGACCCACCGTTTTAGAGGACTGAGCATGACGACACCGAACTACATGGCGCAGCTGGGGGCCACTCTGGTGGACCGGGGCTTTCCGATCCTGCCCATCCAGCCACGCAGCAAAAAACCGGGCATGTACCGCCAGGGTGCCTGGCACGACTACCCGAAGTGGAGCCGCCACTGTGAGCGCGCCACCACCGAGAACGAGGTCGACATCTGGGGCGACTGGCCCGAGTCGGGCATCGGCATTGCCGCTGGCCGCGTGATCGGCATCGACATCGATGTGCTCGATGCCGGCGTCAGTGCGCAGATCGAGGGTCTGGCCAAGCGCCGCTTGGGCGACACGCCAGCGGTGCGCATCGGCCGCGCCCCGAAGCGCTTGCTGGTCTATCGCGCGGCCCAGCCCTTTGCCGGCTTCAAGTACCCGCCCATCGAAGTGCTGGGCCTGGGCCAGCAGTTCATCGCCTACGGCATCCACCCAGATACTGGGCAGGCCTACGACTGGCCGGTGGAGAGTCTGGCCGATCTGAACGTGAGCGACCTGCCGGCGATCACCGAGGCGCAGGCCCGCGAGTTTGCCCAGGAAGCGTATTTGCTGATCCCGGCCAACCTTGCGCCCCAAGAGTCTGAGCGTGGGCCAACAGGCGGCGGGCGAGTGCGCCAACCTGCCGGAGCAGCGCGGCACCTTCGCGGCGGTTGAGGATGCGCTCGGCTACATCGTCAATGCGGATCTGGACTACGACAGCTGGGTGCGCATCGGCATGGCGATCAAGGGGGCGCTGGGCGACGCGGGCTGGCCGCTGTTTGAGCGCTGGTCAGCGAGCTCGCAGAAGTTCGAGCCCAAGACCACCGCCCAGGCCTGGCGCAGCTTCGCGCCGCAGCGCATCGGCGCGGGCACGCTCTACAAGTTGGCGCTGGACAACGGCTGGCATCCGGCGGCCGATCTGCAGCTCAACGGCGAGATCGTCAGCGAGGGCGTACATCCGGCGCAGGGGTTGATCGATGGGGTGCGGGAGGGGCTGCTCGACGGCCTGCTCGAGCAGAACGAGCCGGACGCCTATCGACCCCCGCCACCCACGCCGCTGCCGTCAGGCTGGGATGCGGTCGACGGGGTGCTGGGCGAGATGATGCAGCTGATGATCACGACCGCCAAACGCCCACAGCCCGTGCTGGCGCTGGGGGCGAGCCTGTGCGCGGTCGGGGCGCTGATGGGGCGCAAGTACCGTACGGCGAGCAATATCCGCTCGAACCTGTATGTGGTGGGCATTGCCGAGAGCGGTGCTGGCAAGAACCACAGCCGGGTGGTGATCAACGA